CTCAGGGACATGATCCAGGCGCACCACTCCATGTAGGTTTGCTGCGGGTTCATCAGCACCACGCGCCAATCGGTGATGGTCTTGTTTTGCTTCATATTGACCAAAACCGACCACTGCGACCAACGGAAATTCATGGTGTAGGACACCTGGCCCAGAGCCGCCAGCGGCGCGGGAATGTTCGTCCGGTAGCCGTCGGCCGTGTCGTTGGACGTGGTATCAATCGCCTCGGTGGTATCCTCAGGAAACTCCAAATCTTTGGTGCCGCCCACCGTCACCCACTGCGTCGCGATATTGTCATAGTATTGGAGGAGTGCGCCGAAGCCGACCAGCTCCTCAGGGGGTACACAAGGTACGGTCATGGTCGCCTCCTTACAGCGGGATTGCCAATACGTCTACATCAGCGGATTCTGGCGTGATGAGCAAATCGCGCCCGCCCAACGTCTGCTCCCAGCCAACCGGCTCGAAAATCCGGGCCGCAAAACCACCGGCGGGAATGTCGAGCTGGGTAATTGGGGCGCTGCGGCCGTAGGGGTCGTTGCTGGCCGCGATGGTCACATGCTGCGCGGCCACGTTGGTGTTGTTGAATATGATCAGGATGCGCCGCCCCGGCATGGTGATTTTGTTGCCATTGGTGGCATTCATTGCCGTGAACGTCACGGCGGTGAGCTGGGTAGCCGCTTCGCTAACGTACGGCCCGGCCACTTCTTGGGGAGCAATTACTATTGGTGCCATTTGTTACCTCGCTTTAGGATTCGATGTGGATCATATAGTCCGACATCACGCGCCAAAGGGTTGTCTCTGGCTCATAAATTGACGTTGTATTTTTGCGAAAGGCCACGACGGATCGCCCGCCCATTGCCCCGCGATAACCATCTAAAACGACGCGGATTTTGCCATCTACCCGCCGCGCCGCGTGCTTGCTGGCCGCCCAGCAATCCAGCTGATAACGCACCTGGTGGTAAGCGCCGCGCCCCTCTGGCCCGGTGTGGTCGCCTACGTCGCTCACATCGGTGTATGTCACCGCCGGTAGCGTTTCGGCCTGAGGTAGGGGCGCTGGCGTTAGCCGGTCGCCAATCTCCTCACTCACCGCCGGGAATTGCAGCAGAAAGGCCGTCAATTCGTCGTCCAAATCGACGAAGGGGGCGAGCAGTTCGGTTGTCAAGGTGTGGTCAGCTCCTGCAAAACGGCCGTTACCTCACCCAGCGCCTGGCTCTTGTTCTCATCATAGGCAGGGCGCAGATACGGCTGCGCCCGCTGGCGGCTGGTGCCAAACTCGACATGCGGGCCATACTCGGCGTTTGTGCCGGTTCGCGATTCGGCGCTGTTTGGACCGGTGGCTTCGGCTTCGGTGTGAATGGACCGGCGCAAGTTGCTCGTCAGGACCGGCGCTTTGGCCTTCGCGGGGGTTTCGATAACCACCCCGCCCGCGTGAACGGCCGTTTTCAGCTGCTTGCCGCTGGCCTTCGCCGCCAATGCTTTTAAGGTGCCGCTCAATTCGTCCACGCCGGTTACACGTGCTCCGCTGGCCATCAGTGGTTCACCTCTTCCAGCTCCAGCCGCGTTTGCTGGCTCTGACTGTCGTGGACCACGGCCACAATGTTGAAGGCGCGGGACAGACCGTTGGTAACGGCCGTGTACACCGTTGCCCGCATGGTCACCGCCGCGTCGGGGTAGTAGCCTTGCAGATCGAGCACGTGGGTGGCGGTTTGTACCGTCAGGGTCGCCCCCCGCTTTTCCGCCGCGCCTTTCCCGGCAAAGATGCCGCGCAGGCCGGTCATGCTGGGCACGGCCGCCCACGCGTCAACCGGTTCACCGTTGGGCCGCCGCGTCGGGGTCGATTCCTCAATCGTGACCACCGCCGGGTAAAACCGGTTCAGGCTGGCCAGCAAATCGGCGTGAATCAGGGTATCCAAAACCCCGTTACTGCCTAAGCCGCCGTTACCCAAGGCCATTGCGCAACCTGTCCTTAAACAAGAATTCGTCGTATTGAGCGGGGGTGTTGACCGATTCCGCCCAATCAAACGCGCCGTCGATTTCTTCGGCGTCGGCTTCTTCGCGGTACTGTTTGGCCAGGGCGAGAAGCGCCTGGGCCTGGGCCGGGCCGTTAGTGGACAGGTCCAGAATCTTGATTTGCTTCTGGACCATCGTTTCATTCGTGGCCATCACCATGAGCGCCTGCGCAGCTGCCCGGCGCAGATTGCCATCAAGCGCCATGTCGATAAACGCCTGGATTGCCGCGTCGTTGAAAATCTGTTCTGACACATCAATGTCACTGATGAGCAGGCGGACTTTCGCCACGTCGGTGCTGTAGTCGGTGATGGCTGCCATTTACGAATTCACCTTGAGCCAGGTCAAGATTTGATTGGCCGTTACTGGACCAATGCCAGAAACGGCCGTCAATTCCTTCCCCTTGCGCGGCACAGATTCGAGTGTGGTGTAGCCAGCGGCGAAAAGCTGATCCCGCCCCGGCAGGTCATCGGGTAGGGAGACTTCGGCCGCTGGCTCGCGTAAATCCACCAGGCCGGTGTCATCGGCTGGCGGCGGGGCGTTCAGCTTTTGCAGCTCGCCCAGAATCGCCGCTAGATACAAGTCGGTAGATGACACCGGCCGGGGTAAGGGTCTATCACTCATTAGGAATTGGTTCCGTTCGACCCTACGGCCGCTTTCGGGTCCAACACCGCACCGCCAAAGGCAACGATGCCTTTGTAGTGCTGTTCCATCGTGGCAAAATCGCCCATCATCTGGTCAACGCCGCCACCGATGGCCACCGTGTTGCCGCCTTTCTGGAATAGGCGCGGTTGGTCGTAGCCAGCCAGGAAGCCGATTTCACCCGCCGGGCGGCCTACGTTCGGATTAGCGAACAGCGCCCAGGGCGTGTTAGGGGCCGATGTGGAGATGATCGGGATGTACGGATTCATCACGGCCGACAGGTTGCGCACAATCCAGTTATTGACGCGCATTACCTGGCCAGACACACCGCCAACGGCCGTTACGTCAACGGTCAATTGGTTCAGCATGTTCTGGACAGTGACATGCAGCGCGGGCGGGTAGACCAGGGTCATGCCCTCTACCAGGATCGGCTCGCCGTCGGCGTCCGTCAGGCCCAAAAGCTGCCCGATAGCCGTGCCCAGCGAATCAATTGCCAGATCGGGATTGCTGGTCAACCGGTTGCCGTTGCCGCTGCTGAAAAACGTAGCGTCCACGCCGTTGGCATCGAAGAAGAGGTCGGTTACGAACTTTTCAATGGTGCGACGGCCGCCTTTGCCCAGCCGGTTGGGGATGGTGTCAAAGGCGTTCAGGTCATCGTTCATGATGGCCCGGAAACTCAGTTTCACGCCCAGCGCGTAGAGGTCGGGGGTGTAGGTGTAGCCGTCTTCATCCAAAGAGCGGCTGTATTGCAGAGGCTCTTGTTCGGTGATTTTCTGGTACTGGCCTTCAGCACCGTTCAGCGCCAAACGGCGCACGGTGCGGAAATCGCGCAGGGGGCGGCTGACGCTGCAATACGCCCGCCAGTTGTGCCCGACGCTGTTGTAGTTTTGCAACATCATGCGGTCGAGCACGTCGCCCATCAGCAGCGGGAAATCGCTGGTGGTGTAGGCTTCCCGAACGGTGAACAATTCGGGATAGTTGCCGCGAATGATTTGCACGGCCTGGGCGCTGGTGGGGGCAATGGCCTCTTTCAGCACCCACGCGGGCATGGAACCCGTCAGGGCTTCGGTCAAGAATTCGGCGGCAGCGGCCACCCGGTTCAGGTGAGCCGCATTGACGCCCTGCTGCCAGCGACCGTCGGATTCGCGGACGATAGAGCGGTAGCCCTCGACCGGGAATTCGGCCGTTTCTTTTGTGTAGGTTTCGCGTAATTCAGTCATGATCCCCCCTTACAAAGTGGGCACGTGCAGCACGTCGATTGCCGTGGTTGCATTGGCAGAAACAGCCCCAAGCGCAATGCCGAAAATGCCATTTGCGCCGCTGCTGCTGTTGTTGAGGTTGACCGACCCGGTGCCGGTGCCGGTGTCGTGGTAGTAGATGGTAGCCCCGATGGCGATACCGGTGCCTTCGTTGTCATCCACGGTCAGATTCCACACCCGCATACCAAAGTCAATCGAAGATTGCCCGGACCCGTTGCCGCCTTCGGCCTCGTCGGTCAGGGCAACGCCCGTCAATGCGCCCACGCGCACGGGCGCGCCGGTCAACGGCGCGGCGGGGTGAGTGGCGGCGATCTGGGCCAGAATTTCGCCGTTGTCTTGGACTAAATTAGTTGCCATTGCTGCTGCCTCCGTAGCCAATCTTGGCCAGTGATTCATTCAGCCGCACGCGGGCGGCTTCGATGGTTGGCTGATCGCCGTTGGTCTCTGGCTGTTCACCATTCCCGGTTACACGGCCGTCTTTACCCAGCAGCGTGGCGATTTCGGCGCGGGCCTCGGTAACGGCCGTTTCTACCGCCTTACCCATCGCTGCCTCATCCAATTTGCCGTCGGTGGCGATTGGATTGCGGGCCAGCTGCCCGGCCAGGCGTATGCGGGTAATTTCCGGCAGGTCGGTTTTGGCCAGTTCGCCGGTGACAAAATCTCGCGCCTCACGCAGTAAGAGCTGCTCCCGCATTTTGGCCAGGGCGGCGTTTGTTTCGGCCAGCTTTGCATCGCGGTCAGCGAGCGCGGTGCGGGCCTCCTTCAATTCTTGTTCGCTCATAGCGTCCTCCGTTGATAATTGGCGAGCCGCGCCCGCCTCGCTTACCTCACTTGATGTGACGATTGGTTCATAGCGTGTCACAACGCGGACTTCGACAGGATCGTCCTCCGCGAGCAACACGTCATTTTTGGTGGTGGCCATGCCTAGCCGGTAGGTCTTGGCAGCGTTTTTGGTATTGATCTCAAAGACAACCCAGCCGTCATCTACCGACCAATCACGGGTCCAAACGTAGGTTTCTTTGCCCCCAAAACGGCTGTGCAGCTTGTTCCGTAGCCGCTCGCCTAAATCGTTGTTGGACAGGGCTTCTTTGATGCGCTGACCCAGCCAGTGAGCCGCCTCACTGGTATCCTCACTATCTAGCAACGACAAAACGGCCGTTAGCTGCTCTAACGCCGCCTTCAATTTCGTTTCGTTGGCTTTGCTCAGTACTCGCCCGGCTTCGCTCAAAAAGGTGGCGATGTCGGGGGCGGGTAGGGGGGTGGCACTGGGGGCAGATTCAAAAATTTGCACCACGGCCCCGCC